TGTATATGATGAAAAGGTTTTTGGACCAACACAACATTATAAAGAGTTTGAAGATCACAAAAATGCAAAGTGGTTTGCCAAAGAGATGGAAAAGTGTTATAATTGGTCTATCTGTGTAAGGAGTAAACTTCTAGAGGATCTGTAATGGCTAACAAAACAACTTTAACAATTGAAAGTGTTATCGAATTTATTAAAGAGAAGTGGCAAGTATTTGGAGCATGTGCTCTAATTATTTTTGTTCTTCAACTTTTATCATCCAAGATACTTTTATCAGTCTTTCTCGGTTTAGCATTTTCTTTTTTACTACCATCTGATTCAGTTAAGAAAGTAGTAAAGAAAGTAACTAAGAAGGAGGAAACGAAAGTAACTAAGAAGGAGGAATAGTGGATTTACCTATTGATAAGAAAGAGTTTGACGATATTGTCGATGCTCTTTGTAGTGAACATCGTGATTCTGAAATGAGAGCGTTTAGAAGCAATCTCTATCAAAAAATGAAATTGGTTCAGACGGTAATGAATGAAAACCCTGATGGACCTTATAAAAAAATACTTCGTGAACAACATGGAATGGTGATCTAATGGATTTTTTAAAAGAAATAGTAAAGGAAATCGGGGATGACTACACCCAACTCGCAGCAGACATCAACGAAGAAGAAGAGTTCATCGACACAGGTTCTTACATCTTTAATGCAATGGTGTCAGGTTCCATTTTTGGCGGTGTATCTGGTAATAAGATTACTGCCATCGCTGGCGAGTCTAGTACTGGTAAAACTTTCTTCTCCCTCGCAGTTGTCAAGAATTTTCTGGATAATAATCCTGACGGTTACTGTCTCTATTTCGATACTGAAGCTGCTGTTAATAAAGGATTACTTGAGTCTCGTGGTATAGATTTAAATAGATTAGTTGTTGTAAACGTAGTAACAATAGAGGATTTCAGGCAAAAGGCACTGAAAGCAGTTGACATATATCTAAATACTAAAGTAGAGGAACGCAAACCATGTATGTTTGTGTTGGACTCTCTGGGTATGCTTTCTACAGAGAAAGAAATACGAGATGCATTGGATGAGAAACAGGTAAGGGACATGACCAAATCCCAACTTGTTAAAGGTGCATTTAGAATGCTAACCCTAAAACTTGGTCAAGCAAAGATACCACTATTAGTAACAAATCACACATACGATGTCATTGGATCTTATGTCCCTACTAAAGAAATGGGAGGAGGCTCTGGTCTCAAATATGCCTCGTCTACGATCATTTATCTCAGTAAGAAAAAGGAAAAGGATCAGAAAGAGGTTATTGGGAACATTATTAAAGCTAAGACAGTTAAGTCAAGACTCAGTAAAGAAAATAAGCAAGTAGAAATTCGTCTATTCTATGATCATCGTGGTCTTGATAGGTACTACGGTCTATTGGAACTTGGCGAACTTGGAGATCTCTGGTATAATAAGGCGGGAAGATATGAGATGAACGGTAAGAAGTTGTATGCTAAACAAATTCTTGCTGATCCTGAAACATATTTCACTCCCGAAGTGATGCAAGCTTTAGATGAGGTTGCACAAAAACATTTTAGTTATGGATCTTCTTGATGGAAAATGTTGAAACAACCATTCTCAAAAACTTAATATTTAATGATGAGTATTCTAGAAAGGTTTTACCTTTCATAAACAAGGAATATTTTGAGAGTTATCATGAGAAAGTAATCTTTGAAGAGACTGAAAAGTTCATAGTACAGTATAATAATCTTCCCACAAAAGAAGCAATTATTATTGAGTCCGAGAAGAGAACAGATATAAGTGATGATGGGTTTAGGAGTATATGTGATGAAGTTGGTAAACTAGAAGATACTCCAAATGATTTGCAATGGTTACTTGATACTACAGAAAAGTGGTGTAAGGATCGTGCTATCTATCTTGCATTAGTTGAGTCCATTAGTATTGCTGATGGTAATAGTGAAAAGAAAAATCAAGATGCAATTCCATCTATTCTTTCTGATGCATTAGCAGTAAGTTTTGACAATCAAGTAGGTCACGATTATCTACAAGACTACGAAGAAAGGTATGAATTCTACCACAAAGAAGAAGAGAAGATCCCGTTTGATCTGGAATTCTTTAACAAAGTTACGAAAGGAGGTCTACCGAATAAGACTCTCAACATTGCTCTTGCTGGCACAGGGGTTGGAAAATCTTTATTCATGTGTCATGTGGCTAGCGCAAGTTTACTCCAAGGAAAAAACGTCCTCTACATCACTCTCGAAATGGCAGAGGAGAAAATTGCGGAGAGGATTGATGCTAATTTACTTAATGTCAATATACAAGAAATAACTAATCTTCCTCAAGTAATGTTTGAGAATAAGGTTACTAAGTTGGCAAAGAAAACGCAAGGATCGTTAATTATAAAAGAGTACCCCACTGCATCTGCTCATTCAGGACATTTTAAATCATTACTAAATGAACTGGCATTGAAGAAATCATTCAGACCTGATATAATATTCATAGACTACTTAAACATTTGTGCATCATCACGATACAAAGCAAACGGAAATGTCAATTCCTACTCATACATCAAAGCAATCGCAGAGGAATTGCGGGGTCTCGCAGTTGAGGCGAACGTTCCGATTGTATCTGCCACTCAAACTACTCGTAGCGGTTATGGTAATAGTGATGTTGATCTTACTGACACCTCTGAATCTTTTGGACTCCCTGCTACTGCTGACCTTATGTTTGCCCTTATTTCTACAGAAGAGTTGGAAGGGTTGAATCAAATAATGGTCAAACAGTTGAAGAATAGATATAATGATCCTACTATGAATAAAAGATTTGTAGTTGGGATTGACAGGGCAAAAATGAGACTATATGACTGTGAACAATCAGCACAGGATGATATAGTTGACAGTGGCCAAGAAGAAGAGTATAATAAACCAGAAGATAAGTTATTAACAAAGTTCGCCGCATTGAAATTCTAATGACTAAAATTAAACACGTCGATTTTAATAAATACACTGAGTTCGTTGATGCTGTTACATCTGACGAATCCAAAGACTTTCTATCACTATCTGATCGTTTAGTAGAACTAGATGAAAAGGGTGCCAATATAGAAAGACTACTCACTGCTGGTGTTGGTTTAAATGCTGAAGCAGGTGAGTTTTTAGAGATAATTAAGAAGATGATATTCCAAGGAAAACCTTGGAGTGAGGATAATAGAGAGCATCTTGTTATTGAATTGGGTGATGTGATATGGTATGCAGCAAATGCATGTATGGCACTTGAAATTCCATTTGATGAAGTAGTTGCTTACAATGTTAAGAAGTTAAAGAAGAGATATCCAGGTGGCCAGTTTGACGTTTACTATTCAGAAAACCGAGAGGAAGGAGACCTATGAAGACCACAGAATCTTACGAACAGTTACTTGTTCGTTTTCAGAAAAGAGTTCCTCAATTGCAGGAACGATTAAGAGAAATACGAGAAGGTGACATGCCAAGATTGGTAGAAGAAGAAAAGAAACTTGAACTTGATCTTGCAAGAGTAGAAGGATCTCTTCAATGTATAGAGTATCTTGCTTATGGTAGATTACCTCATGATGGAAATCATGATGGAATGGAAGATCACAAACCAGAGGATAATGTAGTGCCATTCAAACGTCATGGAAGTTTGGATGCATTGGACTAAATAACTTTAGATATGGAGTGGAAATGCTACACATGAGAGAACAATTGTTAAAGGCTCTTTTAGCACATGCTAATGGTGAGATTGCTAAACATAAAGCCAATGTAGAAGTATTCTTAGAGCATCCTACAGGAGTAGGTGATCATCCAGATGTATTGGAAACCTTATCAGGTGAGATAGATAAGATTGCACGTTACCATGATCAGATAGATGTCCTTAACAAGTATTTCAGAGCATCGAGTGATAAATAGTTAGTTAACGTACTATTCACATTACATGCAACCCGACCACGATCATCAAGTATCCGACAGAAAATACGCAAAAAAACTTATTAAAATTGCAAAAAAACATCCAGAGTATTATAGTAAGGAAGAAGTCAGATTCGCTAAGAGAATGAAAAAGTTACTTAAGAAAAGGAAGGAAGATTAAATGACTGTTTCTGAAGATCATATTGGTTTGAATATGGCATTGAGTGATGCCCAACAGGAAAAAGGTACTGAGATAAAAATTAAAAGTGCCAGTTCTAAAATGGTCTTTTATAAAGTCACATCTGAGAATAGAAGCGTAACTAAACCAAATATAGAAAGATTATTATCGCATTATAAAGTTTACACAGGTATTCTCAATATCAATAAGAATGTTAATTCTTCAATGGA